GCGCGGGTGTTGGTCTGGCCGAAGGCGATGGGGAAGGATGCGAATGCGGCGCTGATGCAGGGGATGAGCACGGGGGATCTGTTGGAGCTGTTGGAGCAGGCTTCGACGACTGTGGAGGCGCTGGCGTGGGGGGCGAGGCGGGCGCGCAAGGGGGATGAGAGGAAGGAGGCGATGGAGCGGTTGCTGGCCAGCTATCAGGCGCTGGAGGCGGCGGATCGGCTGATGGCGGCGGATTTGAAGCCGACGATTGCGGAGGCGCTAGGGAATGGCATCAGCCAGTTCAACCGGCTGCTGAAGGCGGCTCAGCAGCAGGAAAATGAGGGGAAGAATAGCCCGGCTCGGTATGAGAACAGCCTGGGAGGGTACGTCGGCGGGCATTTGTTCGAGCAGTGTGTGCGGCTGTTGCCTGATGGCCGGTCGGAGGCGTTTTACTGGGTGCGGCTGCCGACGGGGGAGCTGCGGCGCCAGGAGATGGTGGATATTGGTGGCGTGACGTATGCGCCATTTTCGCCGGTGGAGGAGGATGTGATCCGGGGGCGAGCGCTGCTGTTGCCGTCGGATTGTGTGGAGAGCGGGGGGGAGCGAGAGTTATTGGCGGATGTGCGGCGGTTCATCCACACGTGGCTGGATGTGGACAGCTACATGGAGCAGATAGCGAGCTATTATGTGCTGCTGACGTGGTTTTATGATGCGGGCTTTGAGACGATCCCTTACTTGCGCGCGTTGGGGGATTGGGGGAGCGGCAAGACGCGTTTTATTGAGACGGTGGGGGTGTTGTGCTATCGGCCGATGTTCATGGGGGGTGGGGACAGCGAGCCGACGATTTTCCGGCTGATCGACATGGCCGGGGGAACGATGGTGGTCGATGAGAGTGATTTCGACCGGAGTGACGCGGCGGCGCTGATCGCGAAGGTGATCAATCTGGGGAACCGGATCAATGGTCACATCAAGCGGTTGGACAAGACGCCGGAGGGGAAGCACGTGATCAGGATGTTCAGCGTGTTTTGCCCGAAGATCTTTGCGGCGCGCTATGGGTTCCAGGATCAGGCGAGCGATAGCCGCTGCTTGACGAAGCATATGACCGGGGGCAGCTTGCGGCCGGATATTCCGCTGGACACGGACGAGAGCTTTTGGAGAGAGGCGGAGCGGTTGCGGAACCGGCTGTTGCATTATCGGCTGATGCACTGGCAGCGGTTGACGGTGGATCACAGCCTGGTGGACCGGACGATCATGCCGCGGCTGGCGCAGGTGACGCTGGCGCTGCGAATGATTATCCGGGATGCGGGGGCGCTGCGCGAACTGGATAGCTTTGTGCGGCTGTACAACCTGGCGCTGATCAACGAGCGGCAGTTGACGCAGCCGGCGGTGGTGACGGAGGCGCTGGTGCGGATACGATGGCCGCAGGCGACGCTGTTGGAGCTGGCGCCGGACTGGAGCGTGAAGCATATCACGGAGGTGGCGAACGAGATCTTGGCGGAGCTGGACCCGGATGATCTGCTGACGGCGCGGAAAACGTCGGTGATCTTGAGTCAGCAATTGGGGATCACGGGCCGGACGAGGGAGGGGAGCGGTCGGAAGACGGTGCAAGTGGACGATGCGGTGATTGTGGCGCTGATGCAGCGGTATGGCATCAAGCGGCCTGCTGATGGCCAGGAAGAGGGCCAGAAAGGCCAGGAAGAGGCGAAATAGGCCGTTTTCCGAACGTTTCGTCGAATGTCGCGGCCTGGGAAGGGTTTTGGAAAAAAAAACTTTCTCCGGGGCTGGAATCGGGGCAATGTTCGACGGAGATGTTCGACAGGGTGACATAAACTGGATTTTGGCTCAGAAATGTGGTCTGCAGGGCCGAAATTGGCTGAACATCGTAGGCAACCGAGGCACTGCTAACGCGATGAGTGGATATTATGAAAAGAGAGCGTCGAATGTTGGCCGAATGTTGTCGAATGTCGCGGCTTTTTGGGCCAATGTTCGACAATGTTCGGCCGACATTCGACGGATTTGGAGGTGTGATGATGCGACGGTTGATGGAGAGGCTGTTGGACTGGCTGTGGCGATGGATCGGGATGGATCTGCGTATGGACGGGGACCTGGTGACGCCCAGATCGGCGGATGATCCGTGGTGGTATGATGAGGTGTGGTGATGCGACGACGGTTGACTGAGATGAGCGAGTATGAGATCAGGATTGCGGTGGCGGCGATGTGTGAGCGCGCCGGGCTGCTGCAGGTGGCGCGCTCGGATGGGCATGGCCTGGGGTATGACCTGGTGCTGCTGCTGCTGGATGAGCGAGCGCGGCTGTTGGGCGGCGAGGCTGGGCTGCTGCCGGGTCTCGACAAGACAGGAGATGTGAGTTGATCGAGGATGCTGTGAAGATCCCTGTGATGCCCTTCGAGGTTGGCGGATCTCGACAAGACAGGAGGTGTGAGTTGATCGAGGATGCTGTGAGGCAGATTGCGGAGTGTGCGTTGACGGATCGGATGGCGCGGCTGGCGCTGCGGCTGTTGACTCGGGCGCGCGCGGGTCATGTGACGCTGCGGCGGGAGACGCTGCGCGGGCTGTTCGACGTGGCGGATGATAGCTCGGTGCGCAAATATCTGGCGCGGATGCGGCAGGCTGGGGTGCTGGATTATCGGGCTGGCCGGGAGTCGGTGGCGATCTGGTTTCTGGCTTGGGTGGAGGCGGATGATCGGCCGCGGCGCGCGAGGTCTGAGCGGCAGCGCGATGGACGCGCCAGGGATGTGGCTGAGATGTCGGTGTGGTCGGAGATGGCGGCGCCGGCGGCTAACAATGGCGCGGCCTCGGTTGCCGCTGGCGACGCGGTGCGGGTTACGAATGGCGCGGCGCGGGGCGTGAACGGCGCGGCGGCCGGGCTGGGCGGTGCGCCGTGGGATCGATGATGGCGTGCTGGCGGGCCGTGAGCGGGCCGCTGGCGGCTGATTTTCCTGGGAATAAGGGTGTTTATGCCCAGCAGACGAGGTGAGCAGATGAACACGGTGACACGGCAATGGATGGATGTGCAGGCGGATCGGATCGAGCGGACGTGTGAGCAGCACGGGGTGCGGGCGCGGGTGTGGGGTGGGGATGTGCTGCCGCGGGTGATCCGGTATCAGATGTCGGTGGGGGGAGGGACGAAGCTGGAGCGGGTTCAGCGGCTGGCGGAGGAGCTGGCGATGGCGCTGGCGGCGCCGAATGTGCGGGTGTACCGGGCTGCGGCGGCGGTGATGGTGGAGGTGCCGCGGCCTGGCGAGCCGAGCCGGGTGACGTTGGATGGGCTGCTGCGGCGGATGGGACGGGAGCCGGGGCCGATGACGGCGGTGCTGGGATTGGACCAGGAGGGGCAGACGCTGTTGGTTCGGCTGCCGAGTCCGAACGCGTGTCATGTGCTGGTGGTGGGGATGACTGGCAGCGGGAAGACGGTGCTGGGGCGGACGCTGCTGGGGAGCCTGGCGATGTTCAACCGGCCGGAGGCGCTGCGGCTGGTGCTGATCGATGTGAAGCGGGGCCGGGCGTATGGGGATCTGGCGCACTTGCCGCATGTGCTGGGGCGACTGGTGACGACGGCGGAGGAGGCGCCGCTGGCGTTGGGGTGGCTGGTGGAAGAGATGGAGCGGCGGGACGGGGAGGGGATCAACTCGCCACGGTTGGTGTGTGCGATTGATGAGCTGGCGGATTTGATGATGGTCGGGGGCCGGGAGGTTGAGCAGGCGCTGGTGAGGCTGGCGCAGCGGGGCCGGGAGGCGGGCATTCATCTGGTCTGCGGGACACAGAGGCCGTCGGCGAGTGTGATGAATGGGCTGCTGCGGGCGAACTTTCCGGTGCGTTTGGTGGGGGTGGTGGGGACGCCGGAGGATGCGAAGGTGGCGACGGGGATCGCGGGGAGCGGGGCCGAGAAGCTGCTGGGGGGTGGGGATTTTCTGTGTGTGGCGCGCGGTGAGGTGATCCGGTTTCAGGCGGCGGTGATGGATCATGGAAAGGTGACGGAGCAGTGATCGCTTGTAGCGAGCTCTTGCACGATTGGGACCGGTATGTGACGCGCGGCGAGGCGCTGCGCGAAATGCGTTTGAGGAGGCAGAGATGAAACTGTTGTTCGGTGTGGCGCTGTTGACTGGTGTGGTGGTGCTGGCGGTGATCGTGGGCCAGCGACTGAGCACGGATGCGATGGCGGTGGGTGTGGGTGTGGTTTTCGGTGTGGCGGCGAGTGTGCCCACGGCGCTGTTGGTGGCGCTGGCGACGCGGCCGCGGCGGTCGGAGCCGGCGTATCGGCGGGATGATTATCAGCCAGGGCCTCCTCCTCCACAGATCTATGTGGTGCAGGGTGGGGCTGGGGCGCCGGAGGATGGCGGCCGGCCGCAGTTGGCGCCGCCAATGGCGTGGCCGGGGCAGTGGCCGAGCGGCCAGGTGATAGAGGCCGGCGAAGATGAGGGGCAACGGAGGTGGCGGATTATCGAGTGATGCGGCCGGCAGGGGATTGCGCGGCGGTGTATTTTGTGGTAGATTGTGAATGCGCTGAACGGATGTTCGGGACGGATGTGACTGGAGGTTGACGATGGAGTTGTTTTCGTGGCAAATGTTGGCGACGGTGGCGGGCGGGGCGCTGGCGACGGCGCTCGTGGCGAATGGGCTGGCGGCGACGCTGGGCTGGGATGCGCGGTGGATCGGGCTGCTGGTGGCGCTGGTGATCAGCGTGCTGGCGACGGGGTTCACGGTGGGATGGACGGCGGAGGCGCTGGGACTGGCGTTGGTGAATGGCTTCATGATCTATGCTGCGGCCACTGGCGGCAATGCGGTCATGGCGGGCCGGCAGCGGCCGGCGATTCGGATGGTGGGGGAGCGGCCGTTTTGGTATCCGTGGTGGTGAGGGGGATGGCGGCGGGATAGGTGGATGGGAAGGGCGGGCGCTTGGTAAGCGCCCGCCCTTCGCTGGCTTTGTTGTTCGTGTAGCGACGGTTGCGCGGTACGAGTGACCGGAGCGCCGAGAGGGGGGAATACACGATTTTCACGCGTGAGAGGAGTTTGCAGAATGGATCGCAGGTTGCAGGACATGCTGGCGGTGGCGATGTTGGTTGGTGTGGTTGTGTTTGGCGGTAGGGAGGGGGCGCGGGTGGTGGCCGGGGAAACGCCTGGCTGCCCGTGGGACGCGAAGGTGGCGGCGGTGCAGGTGGCGGCGAACCGGCAGGCGGCGGGGCTGGATGGGGGATGGTTTGGCGACGCGGAGCCTGGCGTGTTGGATGTGCTGGCGGTGATATGGGGCGGCCGGTTGCCTGACCTGGTGGATGGTGCGGTGTACTTGGTGGGGCCGGGCGACGCGCAGCGGATGCCGTGGTTGCGGGTGCGCACGGGGCGCTGGGATTGTGCGGGGACGTGGGTTGAGAGTTGGCGGTAGATATGGGGGATGAATTGACTGGGTTTACGGCGGCGGTGTTGGCGCCTGGGCAGCAGGAGAGCCGGAGCGCGAAGGCGGCGCTGGACGCGTGGCTGGCCGGGCTGGACGCGGGGGCGCGGCCGGAGTGGGAAGCGGTGTGGCAGGAATTGATGGCTGAGCGGGTGGTGGATGAGCGCGGCCGGCCGCGGCCGCGCTGGGATTGGCGGAAAGCACTGTACATTGCGTGGTGTGTGCTGCCGGCGGATCGACGGCGGCCGGCGACGGTGCATGAGCTGGCGACGCAGAGGCTGGGGCTGCGGGACACGGCGACGATCCGGCATTGGCGGGCGAAGGATCCGGAGATCGACGAGCGGATTGCGAGTCTGCCGCGACGGCTGCTGCTGGGGCATGTGGCGACGGTGCTGGATGCATTGGTGACGGTGGCGAAGGAGCCTGATCCCCGGTCGTTTCAGGATCGGCGCTTGTTCCTGGAGATGACGGGGCAGTATAGCCCGAGGACGCAGTTGCAGGCGGAGGTGGAGACGGTGACGCTGGGGGTTGAGGAGTGGAGGCAGCGACAGGCGGGACGGCTGGACCAGGCGCGGGAGACGCTGGCGGTCTTCGAGGATGATGTGTGATGCTGGTGACGGAGCGCGCGGCGTTTCTGGTGGAGAACCTGGATTTGCCGGCGGCGGCGGAGGTGGCGTCGGCGCGCTGGGAGCATTTTCAACTGGCGCACTTGCAGGACGATGGGATGTTCCGCATTGAGGTGAAGAGTCGCCAGATTGCGTGGTCGTTTTTGGTGGCGATGGAGGCGATGGCGGAGGCTGTGCTGGCCGGCCAGAGCAGCGCGTTTGTGTCGATCAACATGGAGGAGGCGAAGGAGAAGATCCGGTATGCGCGTTCGGTGTACCGCTGTCTGGAGGTGGCGCGGCTGCCGGCGATCACGCGTGACAATGAGCTGGGGCTGGAGCTGGCGAATGGTGCGCGGCTGTTGAGCTTGCCGGCGAGACCTCCACGCGGCAAGGCGAGGATGAACGTGTACCTGGATGAGTTTGCGCATGTGCCGTGGGATCGGCGGATCTATCAGGCGGCGTTGCCGATTGTGAGCAAGGGTGGCCGGTTGCGGGTGGGGAGTAGCCCGATGGGATCGACGGGGATGTTTTGGGAGGTGTACGGGGAGGCGATGCGACGTTATCCGGGCTATGTGCGCAAGCGGACGCCGTGGTGGGAGGTGCAGGCGTTTTGCTTGGATGTGCGGCAGGCGCGTGGGGTGGCGCCTGGACTGGCGACTGGGGAGCGGGTGGAGCGATTTGGCAATGGGCGGATTGTGGCGCTGTTCGAGAATATGATTGTGGAGGACTTTCAGCAGGAGTATGAGTGTGATTTTGTGGACGAGGCCTTGAGCTGGATACCCTGGGAGGAGATCAGGGCGGTGCAGGACGCTGACCTGGTGTGTGTGATGGCGACGGCGAAGGGGGAGAGGGTGGGGCCGGCGCTGGATGCGGTGGGTCAGTTGGAGCGGCTGGTGGCGAGTGGGGAGGTGGAGCGGTCGTTTGGGGGAGGGATGGATGTTGGCCGGACGCGGAACACCTCGGAGGTGTATCTGTGTGGGGTGGGGACGGAGAAGCGGCATCCGTTGCGGCTGGCGCTGTCGCTGGATGGTATGCCGTTCGACGAGCAACTTCAGGTGTTGGCGGCGGTGATGGAGCGGCTGCCGGTGATGTTGTTGCAGATCGACCGGAATGGGATTGGCAGGAATTTGGCGGAGAGCCTGGAGAAGCGGTACGGGGTGCGGTGCCAGGGGGTGGATTTTACGAATGAGACGAAGCTGAATTGGGCGACGACGGCGAAGATGTTGGTGCAACAGCGGCGGGCGACGATCCCGCCGGATCGGGATCTGGCGTATCAGATCCACAGTATCAAGCGGCTGATCACGCCGAGCCGGAATATCGTCTTCGATGTGGAGACGAGCGAGAAGCACCATGCGGACCGGTTTTGGGCGTGGGCGCTGGCGCTGGCGAGTGCGAGTGGGCCACGGCGCAGCGTGCGACTGGGCTGGGCATAATGACCGTTATTCCTCGGATTCGAAAGGAGAGACTGCGATGAGTGAATGGCTGGCGTTGGCGCTGATGGGGACGACGCTGTTGGCGACGGGGGCGGCGTTGCATTGGCGGCTGGAGGCGAGGGGGGAGCGACGGAGGGCGCAGATTGCGCTGCGGATGGCGGCGGATGCGGTGGAGGCGCGCATGGAGATGGAGCGGAACACGCCGGTGATGGTTTTGGCTGGGCCGGAGGGGGAGCGGGTGGGGACGGCGAAGGTTCAGCGGGTGCAGTATTGGCTGAATTGACGAATGAACGAACGGATCACGTGCGGGCATGTGGATGGCGCGGGCCGGGCGTGTGGTCGGTTCCTGGGCGAGATCAGCCAGGGACAGGTGCTGATCTATTGCCCTGCGTGCAAGACGATGCATCACATGGAGATTACGGCGCTGATGCGGCACTTGCAGGGGTACCTGGAGGAGATGGAGGGTCAGGCGACGGCGGGAAAGCGGCGCCTGGTGGGGTTTGCCTGAGTGCAGCCGGGTGATGGGTTGACAAGCGCGGTTTTTTGATGTAGCATGAAGGCGTGGCCGGTGTAACGTAGGATCCCGATGGGGATTGCCACGATGCTGCGATGTAGGCTCACGAGGAGCAGATAGCCCTCGTGGGCCTTTTTTTGTGCCCTGGAGTATGATTTGGCGAGTGTGATTGATCGGCTGAGCGGTTGGACGATTGACCGGGTGGCGTTTGCACGCCGGCGCTATCAGCGCGCGGCTGGGGTGGAGGGTCCCAGCTCGCGGCGGCTGGCGGCTTCGTTTATGGAGCGGCTGGGGCAGCAGCAGGCGTATGGCCAGGAGACGATGGACGTGGATGCGGCGCAGCGGCTGGCGGCGATCTCGGCGTGGGTGTACTCGGATATCAGCTTGATTGCGGGGCGGCTGGCTGGGGATACGGCTCGACCGGTGGCGGCGCAGTATGTGGATGGGAGTTGGCGCGAGGATTGGACGCATCCGATGAGCAGGATACTGGGGCGGCCGAATGCGTTGATGAGTGGGTCGTACATGCTGCGCTACGTGGCGTGGTGGTATCTGCTTTCTGGCAATGCCTATGTGTTTGTCAGCACGGATCGGGTGGGCGGCGGCGAGCCGCTGGAGCTGTGGCCGTTGGTGAGCAACCAGGTGACGCCGTTGCCGGAGACGCTGCGAACGGGGCCGCGTGGGTTGGTGGTGGACTATGAGTACAATGTGAATGGGGCGCTGGAGACGCTGCCGGGGGAGCATGTGATCCATTTTCGCACGGCGAACCCATGGGACTATTGGCGGGGTCTGGCGCCGTTGACGGCGGGTCTGCTGGCTGTGCAGGCGGATAACGCGCGGGCGCGCTGGGATCGGGATTTCTTTGGGCAGGATAACGCGATCCCGGCAGCGGTGATCAGCCTGCCGGCGGATATCACGGACAGCGATTTTGACCGGGCGGCGGAGGAGATCCGGGCGGAGTTTGGGGGCCGGCGGCGGACGGCGATCACGCGGGCGGGTGATCTGACGGTGCAGACGGTGCAGCAGACGATGGCGGATATGCAGGTGATCGAGAGCCGGGAGTTGAGCCGGCGAGAGATTGACCGGGTGTTTGGGGTGCCAGAGGGGATGTTTGACGGTTCGACGAGTGGCGAGAACCGGCTGGCGCTGGAGAGCACGTTTGCGACGAATACGGTGCAGCCGCTGATCGAGTACTTTGCGGAGGAGTGGACGCGGGGTCTGGCGTGGTTTTATGGGGAGGAGGGGCTGACGGCGTATGCGCGGACGGTGGTGCCGCGCGACCGCGCGCTGGCGGTGCAGGAGTACACGATCTATGGCCAGGATCGCACGGTGAACGAGAACCGGGAGGAGCAGGGTCTGCCGCGGTTGGCGGATCCGTTGGCGGATGTGCCGGTGCGGCTGCTGGGCCAGTATGGGAAGGATGCGCCGGGGGTGGGGTCGATGGCTGGGGCGGATGCGCCGGAGAATGTGGCTGTGGCGGCGACGGAGAAGGCGCTGCGTGGGGAGGCGGAGCCGTGGCGTCGGCATCGGGCGCGGGCGGAGCGGCTGTTGGCGCGGGCGTTTCGGGAGGGGCACAGGGATGGCGGTGTGATCCGGCGGATCGCTGAGGAGGAGGTGCTGCCGGAGGCGGCGTTTGATCCGGTGTGGGTGCAGGATTATCAGGCGCGGCTGGGGGCAAAGATGACGCCGGCGCTGAGCGTGGCGGCGCGGATTGCGGCGCGGGCGGCGGCTGGCCAGGTTGGGGTGCGGTGGGATCTGGTGAACGAGGCGGCGCAGCGGTGGGCGGCGGCCAGGTCGTATGAGCTGATTGTTGGTCTGACGCGGACGACGGAGGTGTTGGTGCAGGATGCGATCAGCCGGTGGATTGCCAGCGGGGAGCCGCTGGAGCCGCTGGCGAGGCAACTGACGGAGGCATTCGGCTCGCAGAAGCGGGCTGAGATGGTGGCTGCGACGGAGGTGACGAGGACGTTTCAGCAGGCGAATGAGACGGCGTGGCGGAGGGCGAACGAGGAGCTGGACGCGGGTATTGTGGGAGGGGAGTGGCGGACGGCGGTGGATGAGCTGGTGTGCGAGATCTGCGGGCCGCTGGACGGTGCGACGCGGTCGCTGAACTCGCCGGGCTATTTGCACCCGGAGACGGATGAGCTATATCTGATGCCGGCGCATCCGCGCTGCCGGTGCTGGGAGGCGCCGATGTTGAGCCGGCCGGGGTCCAGGCAGCAGGGGCCGGGCCGGGTGGAGGTGGGCGACTGATGGAGTACACGGTGACGATTGAGGGACTGGACGCGCTGCGAGAGCGGCTGGGCCAGGGAAATGAGGTGGTGCGGCGGGAGTTGCTGCGGGCGATGACGCGGGCGGTGGTGGGCGAGCTGGGCCGGATGCCGGCGTATCCGCCGCCGCCGGATGGGTCGTGGTATCGGCGGACGGGGACGCTGGGGCGGAGCTTGACGGCGCTGGTGGGCCAGGCGGAGCACGCGGCGAGCGATGTGCAGGAGAGGGGGCAGGATATTGTTGGGCTGGTTGGCACGAATGTGGCGTATGCGTCGTATGTGATCGGCCGGAGCCAGGCACGGGCGCATCGAGGCCGGTGGTGGCTGCTGGAAGAGAGCGTGTTGAGCCATAGGAGCGAGATCGAGGCGGAGTTCGAGGATGCGGCGGCACGAATTGTGGAGGCGATGGCAGGATGATGAGAACGATGGCGCAGGGCTCCCAGAAGGGGGCGAATTTGGCGGATTGGATCGAGAGCCGGCTGCACGCGAGCTTTACGTTGCTGATGGATGATCTGTTGGCTGAGGGCCGGCTGACGCGGGATGAGCGGATCGATCTGAGTGGCGCCCTGGGCAGCGCGCTGACGGTGTTCCACGCGGAGCTGCAGACGGGGCTGCCGGCGCTGTACCGGCGGGATCCGTATGCGGAGGCTGACCCGGCCAGCCCGTATGTCGTTGGTGCTCCAGGTGGGCTGGCGATACGGTCTGGGCGGCGGCTGTCGGCGCGGCAGGTGCGGCGGCTGGAGGCGGCCAGGGCGACTATCGAGGAGCTGGTGGCGTGGGCGAACTATGAGGATGGGGATGGATCGGCAGACGGAGACGGAGCGGATGGATCGGACGCGGCTGACGGCCAGGTGACTGGGCTGGTGAAGAGCCTGGGCGGTGGCCGGATTGGCGGCCATGCGGTGCGCTGGGGCGATGCGTCACGGCGTGACCTGATGGGCGAGTGGTTTGGGCGGGACACGGCGGAGCTGACGGCGGTCTTCGATGCGACGACGCGGCTGCCGCTGCTGTATCAGCATGCGGCGGATGGCCGGATGCTGACGCGGGTGGTCGGCGTGGTGGAGAAGATGGTGCCGGATGCGGTGGGGCTGTGGTATGAGGCGCAGTTGACGATGGCGGGGGAGTATCGCGCTGCTATCGAGGGGTTGATTGAGCAGGGGGTGCTGGGGACCAGCAGCGGTACGTTCCCGGCGGCGCGGCGGGTGGATGGCCGGAGCGGGAAGATCCTGCGCTGGCCGATTGCGGAGTTGAGCTTGACGCCGACGCCGGCGGAGCCGCGCATGATGGCGCGGCCGGTGGAGGCGGTGAAGCGGGCGTTTGCGGAGGTGGGTCTGGAGTTGCCGGAGGGGCTGGGGGCGGTGGATGTGGCAGGGGAAGATGCGGCGAACGGGGCGACGGACGTTGAGTTGCCGCTGATCAAGGATATTCTGTTGGAGACGGAGCGCTTGGCGCTCTTGAAATTGGCTGGAGGTGTGTGAGATGAACCTGAAGGAACAGTTTGCGGCGAAGTTGGCTGAGGCTCAGAAGGCGCTGGAGGCTGGCGAGCTGGAGAAGGGCCGGACGGCCAGAGCGGAGGCGGAGACGCTGAAGAGCGCGCTGGATGAGCTGGAGGCGCTGGAGGGTCTGAAGGGCCAGGTCCGGCAGGCGATGCGGCCGGGGCTGCCTGGGCTGGGCGATGCGATGCCGCAGCCGGCGCCGGGCGATGCGGGCGCGGCCAGCAAGACGCTGCACGCGCTGTATGCGATCCGGTACGGCGAGGAGGACGCGGCGACGAAGGCGATCTACGAGGACCTGCTGGGGAAGGAGTACAAGCAGACGGTCTTCGATCAGAACGTCGCGTTCGCGCGCTACCTGCGGGGCGGCGACCGGGCGTTGTCGCGGGAGGATGTGACGCTGTTGAACAAGCAGATCTTCCCGGCGCGCCAGATCCGCCAGATGGTGGAGGACGGCTACGACCTGGCGACGATCAAGACCACGATGGTGGAGGCGCAGGGGAGCCTGGGGGGCTATGCGGTGCCGCCGAACGTGCAGGCTGACATCGTGAGCCGGCTGCCGGGGAAGACGGTGGTGCGCAACGGTGGGGCTGAGGTGGTGGAGCTGGTGACGAGCAACAGCGTTGAGGTGCCGATCATGACGGGCGGCGACAGCCAGTTTCCTGGCGCGCTGCGGGGGTCGTGGGGCAGCGAGACGCAGGCGCCGGGCGCGCAGGCGGCAACGATGGGGATGACGCCGGTGGTGGCGCACGTGTACACGTTCAAGGTGCCGATGTCGCAGTCGCTGGTGGAGGATGCGGCGAACCTGGTGCGGATCGTGACCAACCAGATCGTGCAGACGCTGGCCATCGACGAGGACAACGCGTTCCTGGTGGGCGACGGGACGAACAAGCCGCTGGGTCTGTTGCCGGGCGGGTTGAACGGCCTGGGGCTGGCTGAGGTGGCGTCGGGTTCGGGTACGGCGCTGACGGCTGATGGGCTGATCGGGCTGAGCGATGGGATCGACGAGCAGTACATGGATAACGCGCGCTTCGTGTTCAAGAAGGCGACGGGTACGGCGATTCGCAAGTTGGTGTCGGGGATGGGCGAGTATCTGTTCGACCGCGATCTGGAGAACAACAAGCGCACGATGCTGGGCTATCTGTTCAGCCGCAGCGAGGCGATGCCGGCGGTGGCTGGCGGCAGCTACAGCGTGCTGTTCGGCGACTTCTCCGGGTACTGGATCGTGCAGAAGGCGGGTCTGACCATCGCACGCTTCCAGGATAGCGCGACGGGGATCAACAAGGTGGAGTACCACGTGCGGCGCCGGCTGGGCGGGCGTGCGGTGGAGACGTGGCGGTTCGCGGTGCAGAAGACGGCATCAGTGTACACGGTGCCATGATTGCTCTCCTGTCGTGGTGGAGACGTGGCGGTTCGCGGTGCAGAAGACGGCATCGAGCTAGGGATGTTTTGCGCGCGAAAGAGAGGGCGCGCTGAGTTTCAAGGGACAGGTGGCAGGCTGAGAGGCTTGCCGCCTGTCTGAACGCAGGAGTGTGAGACACGTAGGAGTGTGAGACGATGATCAACTTGAGTTTTGCGGAGCGGTTCAAGCTGGCGCTGGGCAGCGCGAAGCCGGAGACGGCGATGAGCGGCGTGGCGGCGTATCCGGCGTCGGGGTCGTACATCGACGTGAGCGGCTACGAGGTGGCGCACGTTGTGGCGCATCTGGGGACGTTGCACGCGAGCGACACGCCGGTGTTGCAGCCGAAGTGTGCGGATGCGGCCAACGGAACGCTGGATGTGATCGACAGCAGCCTGGCGCACACGTGCAACGTGACGGACGACGATGGGAAGGTGCTGGTGTGGAGCATCGAGGTGCGGAAGCTGCCGGAGGATCACCACTTCTTGGCGCTGGCGACCTCGGGCACGCTGACCAACGGCAGCTACGTGGATGTGCTGTTCTTCCTGGAGGGGGGCAGCCAGCCGGCGACGCAGCCGACTACGGTGGCGGCTGATTTCGACTACCTGGGGTAGAACCCAGCGGTCTGGCCTGCTGGCAGCAGCGCGCTTGCAGGGGCGTTGGCTGCCGGCAGGCCGGGCCACGGCATCGGACGGACAAGGAAGGAGCGGATCATGGCGAATACGGCGAACTATCATGAGCAAGGCGGCGAGCGCTGGGTGATCGGCGGCGAGCTGGAGATTGTGGATGGTGCGCGGATACGGGTCGAGGCGCAGGCGGGAGAGACGTTGACGGCCGATGGCGAGGGTGGGGCTGTGTTCCGTAGGTCACCGGCCTACGTCGTTATAACAGAACAGTTGCCAGGAGAAGATTATTTTCGAGCGGATAGCGAGTTGACAAACTTGTTTGAGATGACCGCAGGAGTCCCGCCACAACCTGGAGATAGAATACAGTATCGGACAGAGACTGCAGAAGCCGTTTCTGTCTTTGTTTCTCTGTCACTGTCATGGAACGCGCCTGTTCTACTCGGAGAAATATAGGATAAAATCGATCAGTATGACCAGTAACCGATGGGTTGACTTGGCGGGCTATACTGCTGACGAGCAGCAAGGTGTGGAGGTCATTGCATGACAATCGTGCTGTCGTTGATCAATGGAGGCGATTACACAACGTGGGCAGCGGTGAAGGCGTATCTGGATATCGCGGGGACGGGCGATGATGCGTTGGGTGCGACGCTGGTGAGCCGGGCGAGTGCGGCGATTGATGCGTATTGCCGGCGGCGGTTTGCGGCGGTGACGGCGACGCGGGTGTTCGATGCGCCGGCGGGAGAGACGCTGTTTCTGGACGATGATTTGCTGAGCATAATCAGCCTTATCAACGGGGATGGCGCGGCGCTGAGCGTTTCGGACTATGTGCTGCTGCCGGCGAATGTGTCGCCGAAGAGCATGATCCGGCTGCGGCGGACGGCATCGACGATGTGGTTGGGCAATGCGACGACGGGGTATGAGCAGGCGATCAGTGTGACGGGTCTGTGGGGCTTTGCGGCGGCGCCGCCGGATGACATTGTGCAGGCGGCGGTGCGCTGGGGTGCGTGGCTGTACCGGCAGCGGGATGGGGCGTTTGGGCAGACGGCGCGGCCGGAGATCGGGGTGATTGAGACGCCGTTGGCGCTGCCGGTGGATGTCGAGCGGCTGCTGCGGCCGTATCGGCGCTGGCGGGTGGGGGCTGTGTGAGATGCCGCCACAGCATGTAATCCCTGAGCTGGTTGCGGTCTTTGGAGCGGTTTCGGGCGTGACGCGGACGTATGCGACGCTGCCGGGCAGCCTGAACGCGGTGGATCTGCCGGCGCTGCTGTTTGTGCCGCGCGAGGCGGAGTACCGGATCAACGCGGGCATGACGGAGGAGCGGCGGGACTATGCCATGCTGCTCTATGTGGCGCCGCTGGCGGCCAACAGGTTCGGCGAGGCGCATAACGCGTGCTTGCCGTTCTTCGGGGCGATGCGGACGGCGTGGGCGGGGGCGGCGGCGTTGGGTGGCCTGGCTAATGTGGTGGTGGTTGAGCTGAGACGTGACAGCGGCGTTACGCCGTTGGTGTATGGCCAGACGCAGTATGTCGGGATTGAGTGGACGTTGAACGTCCGTGAACTGTTTTGCGAGACAACGGATTTGTAGTCCGAAACGAGGTAAACGATGGCATCGAGCAAATTCAACAAGGGGCAGTTGGGCCTGCAGTCGGTGTTTGGGACGGCGGTGGCGCCGACGATCCAGGCGCCGTGGCGGGGCAGCTACGAGGATAAGCGACAGCGGCATGTGGCCCAATATGACAGCGGCACGTGGACGCCGACGGTGATTGTGACTGATGTGGGCTATGAGACGGCGGCCACGTTCGAGGGTACGGCGTTTTACGAGATGCTGCCGGTGTTGCTGAGCAGCGGCTTTGCTAAGGTCACGCCGGCGGGAGCGGGGCCTTATACACATTCGTATTGGGTTTCTCCGGTTGCGGTGGCGACGCCGAAGCCGTTGACGGCGCTGCTGGGGACGGTTGGCAGCAGCCTCGGTACAGGCCCGGCGATCCGGCTGAAGGATCTGTATCTCAAGAAGTTGACATTGAGCGGCAATGTCAACGACAAGGCGGTCGCGGTGAAGGCGGAGTTTTTCGGGACGACGTATGACGACAACAGCAAGGCGGGGTTTGCATTTGCGGCTGTGGGGCTGCCTGCGGATCTGGTGGTGATCAACGCGGTGAAGGGTGTGTTGGCCTACGGCGACACCTCCGTCAGCGGGCCGACGGAGGGTAATCCGCTGGAGTCGTTGACCGCGTTCGCGTGTTCGTTGCTGGATTGGGAGCTGGTGATCGACACGGGGATCGAACCGGGGTGGTGTTTGACGGATGGGGTGATGACGTGGAGCGGGCTGAAGTACAGCAGGCCGTCGTGTGAGTTTTCGCCGATCATGCGGACGGGGGCTACGACGTACGCGCAGATCAAGGGCAAGTCGGACGACCGGGTGTTCCAGAACTTGCAGTTGCGGATCACGGACGCCGGCAGCCGTGAGGTGTCGATCAACATGACCGGACTGTGGGATGTGGTGCCGACGGTGCATGATGAGCAGGACGGCGAGGTGGTGATCAAACCGAAGTTCGTGTGCCAGACGCCGGTGGCGATGGCGACGCTGCCGCACTGGCTGACGATCATTGTGGCCAGTGGGCATAATTGGGCGTGAGCGTGGAAAGGACGAAGGAACGATGGCTGTAATTGCTCAAACGGTGCAGTGTCCCTACGAGGGCTTCGAGACGCTGGCGGTTTCGTACAATATGATGGCGACGGTGGCGCAAGTGGAGGCGCTGAGCAAGTCGATGGGAGAGGGGACGGAGGCGGAGCGCGGCGCGGTGATTCTGGATGTACACGGCTGGCCCGAGGAGATGCATCCTGGGGGGCCATTCGGGCCGAATGCGCCGATGGCGGTGTTGGTGTGGCTGCTGCGTGGCGGCTATGGGAGGGCGGTGGCGGAGTATGTCAACGACCCTTTCTAGGTGACAGCATTATCGCCTGGACGGAGGCGCTGGCACGCGGACGGCTGCAGAGTGTGCCGGATGAGTATGCTGACTTGATTTTGATACCTGCCATGCTGCACATTGATCCTATCGTCTTCATGGACTACCCGCCGGCGCTGCAGATGAAACTGCGCGCGCTGTTGCTGCATTACGTCGCGGGGGGAGGGATGGGCCATGGCTGATCTGAGCATTGTGATCCGGGCGCTGGATCAGGCGTCGTCAACTATCGGGGGGGTGACGGGCGAGCTAGATCGGATGGACAGCCGAACGTCGCGCTTGGGTGGCCTGCTGAAGGGGGGGCTGGCGCTGGGCGCGGGCGCGGCGGTGGCGGGGATCGGCGCGCTGGGCGCGGTGCTGGCGACCTCGGTGGATGCGGCCAGCGAGGCGGAGGACATCCAGGCGCAGCTCAATGCGGTGCTGGCCAGCACGGGGGGGGCGGCGGGCGTGACGGCGGATGCGATCAACGATCATGCGCTGGCTCTGTCGAAGGTGACGAAATTCGAGGATGATGCGATTGTTGCCAGCGGCTCGTTGATGCTGACGTTTACGAAGGTTGGAGCGGATATCTTTCCGCGGGCGACTGATGCGACGCTGGACATGGCGCAGGCGATGAAGATGGATCTGAACAGCGCCACGATGCTGGTGGGGAAGGCATTGAACGATCCGATCAAGGGGATGACGGCGCTTAGTCGGTCGGGCATTCAGTTCACCGAAGAGCAGAAGGGGATGGTTGAGGCGATGGTCGAGACGGGGGACATGGCTGGCGCCCAGGCGATGATCCTCAACGAGCTGGAGACGCAGTTCGGCGGCAGCGCGGAGGCGGCGGGTAAGACGCTGAGCGGCTCGCTGGAGATTCTGAAGAATCAGTTTGGCAATGTGAAGGAGGAGATCGGCGGCGCGCTGCTGCCGGTGCTGACGAAAGTGGCGACGGCGGTCGGTCCGGTGCTGGTGGGGGCGTTCGAGAAGTTTGGGACGTTTCTGAGCGGGACGATCACGGTGTTGTCGAGGGTTGGGGGGGCGTTTGCGACGGTTTTCCAGGGCATTTTTCGGGATGGTTGGAATGTCGGCGATGTGGTCGGGTTTCTGTCAGAGAAATTCCCTGCGCTGGCTGGTGTGTTCTCGCGGCTGGGCGAGGCGGGGGGGGTGGTGACGGGGCTGTTGGGGACGGTGCGGCAGACGCTGGTGGATGTGGGGACGGCGATTGCGGGCCAGGTGACGCCGGTGATCGAGACGCTGGTGGGTATCTGGAACAACAGCCTGCGGCCGGCGTTCGAGGTGCTGGGCCAGCGGCTGCAAGAGAGCCTGTTTCCGGCGCTGCAACAACTGTGGACGTGGTTGGGGACGGTGTTGCCGCCTGTGATCGAGACGGTGGGACGTTTTTTCCGGGAGCAGGTTTTGCCGGTGCTGGGGGATGTGGCGGCGTTCATTGTGGCGGAGGTGCTGCCGGCGATCTTTGACCTGGTGGCGTGGCTGGCGGAGCACATTCCGCCGGCGATTGAGACGGTGGCGCGCTTTTTCCGCACGCAGCTATTGCCGCCGATCAGGACTGTGGCGAATTGGCTGTCGGAGAACATTCCGGTGGCGCTGGAGACGCTGAAACAGGCGTGGATCGATGCGCAGCCGACGATTGAGATCATCAAGGGGATCTTCTCTGACATTGGCGCGGTGCTGGGAACGGTGTGGAGCTGGATGCAGGAGAAGATCCCTGCGGCTGTGGAGTCGGTGAAGAAGGCGTTTGAGGATGCGAAGTCGGCTATCGAGGATGTGATGACCAAGGTGCGGTCAACCATCGATACGATTGTGGAGGCGATCAGCCGGCTGAAGGAGTTCTTTTCGCTGGGCGGGGGCAAGAGCGAGGGCGCGGCGGCCAGCGGGGCCAGCCGGAGCGCGGCTGTACCGCCGGCCGGCGGGTATCGTGTGACGCTGCCGACCGGCAACACGCGTGGCGCGGCGGCGGGTGTGCAGTTCAACATTGTGATCAACGCGCCGGGCGGCAATCCGCAGGCGGTGGCTGCGGCGGCGCAGACGGGTGTGCTGGCCGCGGCCAGGAGCGTGGGGCTGATATGAGACTGACGCAGTTCGGCAGCTATGTGTTTCCGCTGTACAACAAGGCTGATGGGCTGGATATGGGGGATACGGCCGGTGCGTTGGTGGCGCCGGTGGGCGGACGGGGGGCGTATGATGCCCTGGGCGCGGCACGCGCGCCGGAGCGGTTTACGACGATCTCGACTAGCTATGAGATTGTGGAGGCGACGGCGGCGGCTGTGCAGGCGGGGCGCGATGCGATTCGGGCGCTGGCGGGCACGCGGGCTACGCTCAAGGCGGTGACGCCCAGTGGGGTTGAGCGGTTCACTACGGCGCGGTTGGCGAAAGTGAAGATGGAGCGGAGGCGGGAGTACGTTTTCTATCAGCCGGTGGAGTTGACGTTCGAGCTGGCGGCGCCGGGATGGAGCGGGGCTGCCTATGCGGGCGCGGCGTGGCAGCCGACGGCGAGCGGGCAGACGAAGGTCTATGTCAATGGGGGCAATCGGCCGGTGCGCGATGTGATTATCGCGGTCTACACGGGCAACACGGCGATCAGTAACGTGCGGTTCCGCTGTGGGCCGGTGGATTGGACGTGGATGGGGACGGTGGCCGCGTCTACGATATTGACGGTGAACTGTGGCAAGAAGGGTGTGCTGAACGGTTCGGCTAACGGCTACAGCAGTTTTGTGCTGAATGCTGGTCATACGGTGGCTGACTGGCTGGTGTTGGAGCCGGGCAACAACACGATCATGCTCAATTACTCTGGCAACGGCAACTCAACTACGCTGGTGCAACTGGCGTACTCGGAGGGCTGGTACTGATGGAGATTTGGATCGATATTGAGGACGCGGCGGGTACGCGCTACGGCGATGGGCCAATCACTACGGCGGTTGAGTGGCAGTCGTTGCGGCGGCTGGACGCGGCGGGTACGTTCGCGTTTGCGATGCCGGCCAGCGATCCGCGCAGCAATCTGTTGCGCAACAAGCGGGTGGCGCGCTGTTGGTGTGCGTCTGACGGCGTGATCCGGGAGGTGGGCGCGGGGATCATCGACCAGATTGAGATTGCACCGGGGGAACCGACGATGCTGCGGGTAAGCGGGGATGATTTGCTGCGCGAGCTGGCGAATCGCACGGTGGGTGATCTGGAGCTGTTTGAGGCAGTGACCTACAGCACGACGGACCCCAAAGCGCCGGCGAGGCTGCGCTATCAGTCGTATACGACGGGACATGATCTGACATTGCCGGCGACGGTGGATCTGAGCCCGGACCCTCTGGACTTCCTCTATGTGATGCACGCGCGCACGTTCTCGAAGATTTCGCTCTCGATCACAGCGCCAAACACGACGCTGAGCGACACGTTCCAGATACAATACTACAACGCTCAGGATCCGACAAGGCCGACGTGGGAAACGTTGGGAGGGGTGGTCAATCACACGGTGGCGGGGGGCCCAGAGAGCGGCCCGGATGAGGCAGCGGGCGGGGTTTATCCGTTCGGTGCGTCGGGTGTGATTGAGTTCGATCCGCCGCCTGGCTGGTCGCCGCTGGGCGGCATGTATGTCATCCGGTTCTTCGATCCGACGGCGAATCTGACACCGTTTACGATTTCGGCGGCCAGCGTGACGATCATTGAGCCGGTGGCGGACGGATTGCAGCGGATCATGGGGCTGGCGCCGGCTGGCTGGTCGTTGGACCCGGCTGGAGTGTTTGCTACGTCGTCGTCGGTCTACATGGGGTTCAACGGCGAGAGCGTGTTGGCTGCGTTGATCATGCTGGCAGAGCAGAAGGGCGAGCATTTCACGGTATCGGCGGCTGGACGGCGGGTGTGGTGGATCGGCACGGCGCAAAACGACAGCGGTCTGCGGGCTGCGCAGGTGACGGAGCCGACGCCGCAGACGCTGATGTTGGTCAATCTGACGCGCGTCTCGGATAGCTATGACCTGTACACGCGCATCTATCCGGCCGGGGGCGGTGTGGGCAGTGGCCGGGCGACCATGGCCAAGACGACGCTGAGCGTGCCGGGCTTTGCAATGGGGGTTGACGGATCGTATTTGGAGGCGACGGCGGCGGTGGTGGCGTTCGGCAGGATTGACCGGCGTGTGGACTATCCCGACATTGCGCCGGTGAATGAGTCGGAGGCTCAGGTTGTCCATGCTGCGAACGCGCTGTTTGAGCGAGCGTATCAGGACTTGGCGCGCTCTAGCCAACTGCAGCAGGTCTATCGACTGGAGGTGGTGCCGTCTGTGTATCTGGTGTGGCCTGGTCAAACGATCCAGGTGGATTATCACGAGTGGGCGGACGGCTACCACGCGGTGGACATCAGCGCTACGCTGCATGTGCTGGAGGTGGAGCAGCGGATTTCGCAGGAGGGGATTTTGACGGTGGGCTTGACTGTTGGGACGGTGTACGCGCCGGCTAACAACAACGATTATCATGCGTTGGCGCGGCTGATGGGATCGGTTTCAACGCAGCGCAACACGGACACGCCGGCGAGTAGCTATTCGAGCAATGGCGCGGGGGTGCCGGTGAACCTGAGCGTGGTGAACGGTCAGGTTGTGTCAGTGGGGCGCGTGGCGCCTGTGCCGGATGGTTGGTATCGGCTGAGTAGGGTGACGCAGGTCCGGCTGGCGAGTGGCATTGTGAGCCAGGTGGAGATGGCGTAGCCTACGGATAATGCCCATTATCGCCACACACCGTGTGGCATCTTCGAGAAAGGATCTGACGATGAGAAGAGTTGCGTTGTATGTGGCACTGGCTCTGATGGCTGTGCTGATGGTGGCGATGGTTGTCTATGCCGACGGCCCGGTGATCTGGAAGGCGCATTGCCCGCGCCATCACGATGTGCAGATCGTGCCGGCGGATGATTGGGGTGGGGTCAATGTGCTGTGCATTCGGGCTGCGCAGGAGGTATCCAGGTGAGGATTGGCAGAAACGTTGTGAGGGCGGTCAGCTTGCTGCTGCTGTTGGCGTTGCTGGCGGGCTGTTTTCCGCCGGCGCCGTTGACGATCCCGCCGGAGGTGACACCGGTGCCCACGGAGACGGCTTCGCGCGGCTGGGGGGAGGGGATCGCTTGCTCGGCGCTGGACGGCGAGGAGGGCTGGGAGGGTGGGCCGTTTGCAGATACCCACCAGTTCCCGCGCTTGAAGGCGTCCAACGGGAACTATGCCACCGGCAACGCGAACACGACGATGCTGAACAACTTGCAGTATTTCGATATTGTCGAGTTCGTGGGAGATCGGCACAACTGGTATGCGCAGGCGTGTACGACAATCGACACGCACACGTATCTGAGGATGCGCAATCCGCACATCAAGCTGTTTGGTGTGTACCACAGCTATGGGTTTGTGGATGCGACCGTGCTGGGGCCGACCTGTAATCCGAATGTGATGGCGATGTGGACTGCGTATGACACGGCGGACGGGGGTGCGTCGGACTGGTATATGCGGGATGCGTTCGGGGAGGTGGTGCCCTTGGGGACTACGGGAGCGACGGCGAACCAGGTGGTGCTGAACTGGAGCGGGCTACAGACCGGCTTTCCGTCGTCTAACAGCTTGGCGTCCTGGTGGGGGACGCACGTGAGCAGCAGCGCGTTTGCCGGCGCCACCTGCGGCGGCGTCGATTGTTGGGACGGTGTGATCCTGGAGGCGGCGGGGGTGCCGCATCAATATCAGGGAGCGCTGTGGGATATCGACGAGAACAGCGTGACCGATTTTGTGCAGGGGGGGATGGGCCGGGCAGGCGTGAATAATGCGCAGTATGACGGCTGGATCTATGCCTTCGACGTGATCGCAAACACAACTGATCTGGTGATTATGACGGACGGCGGCTGGCAGCCGTCGCCGACGGGGTTCAACGATTGGCCAGTGCTGGCTGCTCACGTGGATATCGCGCAGGATTTCGGGTGGCCCACTGATATCACGTACCTGAACAGTTGCGGCGGCTCGGTCTACTCGAGCTGTCCGACAGGTCCGCCGGCCGGGAAGTACTGGGACTTCCACATGCGGCAGTATGTGCAGTGGATGGATGTGGGCAGCAAGGCGCCGACCGCAGCCAGCTATGTGAATGCGATGACGTACTATGATACGTTTGCGGCCAAGACGTTCTCCGGCTCTACTACCTGGGGGCAGTATGTGACGGATTACCGGCAGTACCAGAGATTTCTCTTGGCCAGCACGCTGCTAGAAAATGGGTATGCGCAGATTCATGCTGGACAAACGCCGGACTGGTGCGATGAGTGCGGCGTCAACCTGGCGACGGGGCGCAGCGAGAAGAGCTTGGCGGCGACGGGCTGGCTGGGCTGTCCGCTGACGGAGGCGAAGACCATTGGCGGCGGGCAGACGTTGCGGCAGCGGATAGCAGACGATTGGACGACGCTGAGCAACTATGTGTGGTATCGGGAGTTCACGAATGGCTTAGTGGTGGTGAACCCAACGACCAGCAGCCAGACGGTGAACGTGGGCCAGGGTTGGAAGCGGATCTACTCGCCTGCGGGACAGGTGACGCACAACAACGGTGCGGTGGTGAGTGGGAACCTGACCATCGGGGCTATGAATGCGTTTGTGCTGCTGCGGGACAACAGCGCTACGCCGACGCCGACAGCCACCAGGACGCCGACGCCGACAGTGACGCCGACCTGGACGCCGCAGCCGGGGCCGGCTGCCTGCGCGCCGTTGAGCATTACGGTGGACGGCAGCCTGGCCGACTGGGGCTGGGCGACGCCGATGTACCTGAACGCGGCTAATGCGGAGTACATGATGCCGGCAGCGACGCCGAGCGCGGCGGATCTGTCGGGTGCGTTTTGGCTGGCGTGTTCGGGCAACAGCTTGATAGTGGCTGGCGTTATCACGGACAGCGTGACGATGGTGGGACTAGGGGATATCTACGTTGGGGACGCGGCGCAAATCCAGATTGACGGTATCAATGACGGGATCACGCGACCAGGACAGGATGATCATGATCTGTTTGTCAACCCGGACGGATTGCTGCTCGACTATGGCCGGCCGGTGCCTGGCGCTACGGTGGTGGCCAGGACAACCCCGGCGAGCAACTGGCGGTTTGAGATGAGCATTCCGTTGGCGCAGATCTGGGCGCAGATCACTGGGGGATCGCTGGTGGGGCGGCGTTTTGGGCTACATGACAACGATGCAACGCCAACACCTCTACCAGGTGGGACGCCGAGCGCGGACAGCGTTGACCGGGTGATGATCGGACCTGCTGGGGCAATCCAGGTGCCGACGCTGGCTCCATGACTGAGGATGGTGCGGAGTGAATGAGATGACGTTGATTGGGATCGGCGCGCTGGTGATCTTGGTTGTTGCGTTGGCTGTGGTGTTGCGCAGGGTGTCGAATGTGCCGGAGGAGGAGGCACTGGAGAAACGAATATCGGATCTGGAGCGCGATATCCAGGCGTTGCAGAGGATGTTGACGCAGAAACAGAATGAGATTGACCGATTGACGGAGCGTATCCGACAACTGGAGAACGGCGTGGTGCTACCTGTCGAACCGACTGCGCGGCAGCGGCGGCGGCGGCCGGTGTTGGTACTGGGCATCGGCACGGATCGGATGCTGGAGGCTGATCTGGTGGCGCTGCGCGGCGTGCATGAGTTGCAATTGGCTGTGCTGAGGGATGTGTCGCGGCGGTCAATGGAGGCGCTGCTGGAGCGGCATCGGGCGAACGGGTTCCCGGTGCGCTACTTGCATCTGGCTGTGCATGCATGCGATGACGGACTGGCGTTTGCCGATGGTTTGGCTGATGGATTGTGGCTATCGCGTCATCTGTCTGGCGTTGAGGTGCTGGTGATTGCGGGCTGCCAAAGCGCTGAGGTGGGGGACCTGCTGAGCGTGGTGCCCTACACAATAACGATGCGCGACGAGATCGACAATCGCGATGCGTCGATTTTCAGCCGGGCGTTCTGGACGGAAATCGGGCATGGGGCGTCAGTGGATGCGGCGCTGGCCGAGGCGCTGCGGCGCTCGCCGTCGGTGGTGACGGAAATGGTGGAGGCCCACTGGTGATGCGAATGGTGAGCGGTGCGATTTGCCGGACGACTACGGGGTTGAATATGCGAGGGACGCCGGGCGGGGCGATTGTGGCGACGCTGGTGGCGGGTGCGCTGGTGGAGTGCCTGGGCCAGCCGGTGGATGGCTGGGTGCGGGTGTGCGCGCGGGGGTGGACGGAGGATGGGAAGTCGCTCTATTTCGAGCCGGATGTGAGGGCCGGAAAGAAGGCAAGTGTGCGCGGCGGGACGCCGTGGCGATTTGTGGAGGTGCAGGGTGCGGTGGCGGTGGGGTTTTTGACGGTGATCGATGGGCCGGTGTGATCAGAGGCGCCAACGGTCGGCGGGGGATGCGTTGCGGCTGGCGCGTTCGAGGTCAATCTCGGCGAGTTGGGCGTAGATGCGAATGGTGTCGAGCTTTTCGTGGCCGAGGATGGCGCGCAGCTCGAGGACGTTCCCACCGTTGCGCAGGAATGTTATGGCAAAGGTGTGCCTGAAACGGTGGGGGTGAACGTTGGGGACGCCGGCGCGCTGGCCGGCGCGGGCGAGCATGTGGCGGATGGCGTGACGGTCGAGGGGGGCGCCGGTTGCGCTGGCGAAGAGTGGGGCGCTGGCGGCGTTGCGTTTGGGCTGGTCCCGGCTGCTGAGGTAGCGCCAGAGGGCTTGACGGGCACTGTCGCCGATGTAGATGATGCGCTGCTTGTTGCCCTTGCCGTGGCGGATGATTAGCTTGCCCTGGCGCTGGTCGTAGTCGCCGAGGGTGAGGTCGCACAGCTCGGAGACGCGCGGGCCGGCGTCGAGGAGGGTTAGGACGATGGCGCGATCCCGCAGGGCTGTGGGGCGGCGGCTGCGGATGTTCTGGGTCCAGGTGCGACTCCAGGGTGCGTTGAATTCACAGGCGTCGAGGATGGCTTTGCATTCCTCCTGGGTGTAGGGGATGATCTGGGGGCGGTGGACGGGAGGGCGCCGAACGCGGCCCTGCATGATGTGCGGTATGCCCAGTTCGGCGGCAGCCCATGCCCAGAGGGCAGAGAGTGCGGTCCATGCGTTGAGACGAGTTTTGGGAGAGAGCTGGCGATCATCGGCCAGGTAGTTCAGGAAGCTGTCGATGTCGGCGGCGGTGATGTGCTGGATGGTGCGGTGGGGGCCGACGTGGGCGACGAATTGACGGAAGGTGTTGGAGTAGTCGGCGTGGGTATGAGGGGATAGATCGCGCTGGCGGGTAAGCCAGTAGCCGTTGATGGCGTCTTCGATGAGCATGGTGTCACCTCGTGGCCATGGGGTCTGCGGTTGTCATGGGGTGGTTATGTGGGGTGGCGAGAAATTGCCTGGGCATAAATCGCTAGTGGGGTAGAAATGGACAAGCACCACCGGTAGTGGTGGTGCTTGCTGGGGATAATGATGCAGTCGGGGCGAGAGGATTTGAACCTCCGACCTCACGGACCCGAACCGTGGGGTGGGGGGTGGGGAGTGGGGTGCTCATGGATGGTTGGTGGGGCTGTCTGTGGGGTGGTTGGTTGGGCTGTCCATGGGGTGGATGGTTT